CTCCAAGACAAGTACGCCGACGAGTCCGCCGCCGACCGCCAAGAGCACCACAGCGAACTCAGCGCCATGCACAAGCGTTGGCTTGACGCTCTGGAAGCAGACTTCAGGAACCGGAGCAAGAAGTGAGCAACGTTCTCTTGACCGGCGACTGCCGTGAGATGCTCCGAACCTTAGAGGCTGGCTCAGTCCGAACCTGCATCACTTCACCGCCCTACTTCGGGCTGCGTGACTATGGACACGATGGACAGATCGGCCTAGAGCAGACACCAGACGATTACGTCAACGAACTGGTCGAAGTGTTCCGTGAGGTGCGCCGTGTTTTGTCTGACGATGGCACACTTTGGCTCAACTTGGGGGATAGTTATGCTGGCGGTGGTGGTGGAAACTACAACAAGACCGGCGTATCTCAAGCCGGTGGGCAGCACATCACCAATGTCCGCAATCGCCCTGAATGGCTAGAGAATGCTGGCGTGAAGCCAAAGGATTTGATGGGCATACCTTGGCGAGTAGCGTTCGCACTTCAAGCCGACGGTTGGTATTTGCGCTCGGACATCATCTGGCACAAGCCCAACCCGATGCCAGAGAGCGTCACCGACCGACCCACCAAGAGCCATGAGTATCTGTTTCTGCTCACCAAATCGCCAAGGTATTACTACGACCACGTTGCAGTTCGAGAGCCAAGCGTGACCGGCTCGTGGGATGCCATGCCACCTATCGGCGGAGCCAAGCACGTTGAAGGCAATGAGAACAATACTTATTCCGGCAACACTCCGGCAAGCGATGGACTTCGCAACAAGCGTGATGTGTGGACAATCTCTACCAAACCATTCAAGGGTGCTCACTTCGCCGTAATGCCTGAAGCATTGGTTGAGCCGTGTGTGTTGGCAGGAAGCGCAGAGGGCGACACCATTCTTGATCCGTTCACCGGCTCGGGAACAGTGGGAGTCGTAGCCTTGAAGCACCGACGCAACTTTGTCGGGACAGAGTTGAACCCTGAGTATGTAGAGATTGCAGAGCAACGCTTGAACGACGTAGAACCGAGGATGCTGTGAACTGGCTAGAAGCAGAAACCGACACCGAAGTCAAGGTCAAGGGCGAACGAGGGGCGTTCCGGTTCAAGGGCGTCAACCCTAAAGACGGTTCGCTCTACCTGTGGGGAGGCGTGACGGGTCGAGAGAGGAACCGAAGCGTTGCACCCGAGAAGGTGGATCTGCCGAAGAAACCGACGCTGCGATGACTGATCTAACTATGGGAGAGACGCAATAAGGTCACGCACGTTGGCATGAAGTTGTTGAACCGTGCCATCGTTGACGATGATGTAGTCGCAGTCCTCAGCCGTGATGGAGTTCTCGGTTGGACCACCAAGGTTCTCTACGCCTGGTCGCTCAATCCAGATGACCTTGCCGCCCCACCAGTGGATGTTCTCCACCTCGTTCTTGAAGCGCACGTCGGTCACGGCGAAGTTGGCATCCGGCTCGGACTGGTCAATGATCTCGTCAATCATCACCGCCCAAACGCCCGACCACAGCACCTCTCGAGCACCCATGCCGAGGTCTTGCAGGAGCCTGCGAACTTCAGGGATTTCACGCTTGACATTGTCCCACCCGAACCGTTCCACAAGCTCACTCAGGCGCACAGGCGTTCCGAGGGACTCATAGATAATCGGGTCTAGGCGCAGCAGGAGTGCTCGAATCGGGTCAGCGAAAGCGATCTGCCTGTAGTACAGCCCCCGAGCTGCTTCGTTCTTGCCAGAGCCAGCGAGTCCGGCGAAACCGACGATCACGCGTACTTCCTCTCAAGGTAGGACAGACTGATCTCCATGATGTCGTAGTTGCCGTTGACCACTTCGTTGCACACGACGATTCCACGCCACTCACCGTTGCCCTGCGGCCCCACATAATCCTCATCGTGCAGGTAGCAGTTGTGGTGAGCGTAACCTTCAACGATCATTGTCTTGGCATCAACGTCAACCATCCTGATTGGCTTCACGCCACACGGTTCAATAGAGACAACTCGTGGATCGCCACCCTTGCGATTGGTGACACGCCCCAAAAACTCAGGTCGGAACTTGGCGAGCAACCGAACAGGCCGAATGGCCCCAAGGATCGCTGCCGTTGTTGCAAGCCCACCCTTGAACCGAACACTGTCAGCAGTGTTGTCTGAGGTGTAGGTCAACCCCTCTATGCCGAACTTGTCAAGCACAATCTTGAGAGCCTTGTCCATCACCGCACCGGGCTTCTGAGCGAAACTCAACTGAGCGACAACTCCACCACTTGTTTCTCTGGTGTACAAACAACCTTCACCGTCAAGGATGCCCGAGAGATAGCCACCGTCGTATGACAGGTCAGTCTCCCACTCAGTCAAGGGTTGTGAGATGCGAGTTCCCTTGCGCAGTTGCGTAGTCGTCCGCCACATATAACTGGAACCTTCTCGCACCGCAGTAGGTCCGCCAACTCGAGTAAGCCATAGGTGATCTGGCGTAGCCACGAACTCCTTGCCATTGTCAAGGGTGACGCGAACCGTTTCTTTCTCAACCGTCTTGGCAGCGAGAACAGTCCCCGTCTTGAATCGTCGGGAGCGTCGGCCTACGACATCTTCCTCAAACGACACGATCTTGTCGCCAGCGTTCAACTCAGACAGAGGAATGTACCGAAGGTCAGCGGTCAGAACCTTGTGGCTCTCCTCTAAGCAGGCTCCCGAGACGAGTCCACGCTGCACCCCGGCGATGGTCTGGCGCATCCCGGTCAGGTGGATTTGTTGGTGTCCCATCGTGAACGAGCAACCGATGGACTTCAGTCGAGTCTCAATGTTGTTGCCCGAGTATGGCCTGCCGGTCATTGGGTTGTAGAAGAAGTGCGAGTAGGCGATGCCGTCAATGAACACGACGTCCTTGAACTCATGCACCTTCCAGCCGTGCTGCTGCCACGCAAAGGACTTGGGACCGAATACCCCCTCAAAGCGAACATCGTCCCGCACGAGGCGAAATAGACGGTCCTCGTGGTTCCCTCGCAGGTGGGTGCGGTTGATCTTGCGCCAACCCTTCTTCTTGCGAGCGTCGTCGGCCTTGTCAAGGTAGGCAGAGAGGATAGCGATTTGCTTGTTGCCGACCTCGAGGTCTGCTTCAATGCGTTGACCCTCGGCGTTCTTAGAGCCTGGTCGGTCATACGACGACAGCGAACTCATGTCGTGGAAGTCACCGAGCTGGATTACCTCTACTCGACCCTCACGGCGAGACAGTAAATCCTCAAGATACTTGCCGATCCATTTGATGTGGTCGGTCGGAGTATCGGGGGTTATCTGCATGTCGGGCAAGATAACATGCGTTGCGGGAATCTTGGCAGTCATGGCGACCTCCCTTGTCGCTGTGATTCTACCACTGATTAGGCAATAAGAGCGGTAAATACCTCACTCGGCATCATCGTGTAGATGTCCTTCTTCGCCATGTTGATTGTCGTGTCCCACCCTGCATACATGAGTGATGCTGCCACAAGTCCGCTGCAAATCCATGTGTTGCTGCGCCGGAGACAGATGGAGTCGGGGAGCAGAATGTCCAGCACACAAGAGAGAATGGTGACGATGCCGTACTTGGCACCAACCTGCGCTCGAGCAAACACGAGAAGGTCTGCTGGATTAGAGGGGCAAGGTACTACTTGGTAGGTGCCGCCTGGTGCGACTTGGCTGAGGAGCTTGTCGTTCGTGACTCCCTTGGCCTCCGCTTGGATGATGTACCAGTCGCCGTTCTCCGTTGGTCGGTCAAGGATAAATGCGTGGTTCCACGTTGAGGCATGGCTGCGTCCCCTAATCCATTCTCCGAACCTGATCGCCCGACCGATGATTCCGGTGGTGTGCGCGAATCCAACGTCGCCTGCTCTCATTCTGATTCCGTGATGTTCTTGTGGCTCCACTTGACGGCTCGCTGCGTGACGAACTTGCCGGTGATGCCGATGGGGATGATGCCGAGCCAGCCTTGCCAGCCGAGGTGAATGAGTTGCACGCCGGAGAACGATGCGAGGACGATGCCTACAACGTCACCAATGCCGTCCATGTTGCCCGCTAAGCGATGCCGACCGTTCGCCACGGCGTCGGTGCAGATCGTTCCTACGATGTCTTTCACGACCATACAGGCCGACCCTACGCCACTGTAGAACAGGACTTCCAGCCACAGTTTCACTCAGGCATCTCGATTCCTAGGTGGTCACAGATAATGGCAAGCAAGTCGCCGGGGTTGCGAGTGTTCTTGCCGTTGGGCATCAACTTCTTCTCAATGCGAGCGAGCGACCTTCCGTGCTCCGCCACGACTTCCATGAGTTCCTCAGTCTGCTCGGTGCGCTCTCGGTGCTTCTGGTGGAGGTTCCAGAGAAAGCCAGCGATGGCACCGATGCCGCCGAAGGTGACGACGAAGTTGGCTGCGTTGGCGTCCAAGGTAGCCCAATCCACCGCAAGCATTTACATCAGGCCCATTTCATGCAGCTTCGCCAGCGTCAGTGGTCCGACGATGCCATCAGGAACGAGTCCGTGTGACTTCTGCCACGCCTTGATCGCTGCGATGTTCTTGAACTTGAATACCGAGTGCTTCTTGCCAATGGCCTTGACCACCTGCTTGAGCGTCGGCTTCATGGAGCCGTTGGTTGCAGGCTTGGGGTCGGCGGCGATGAACCGGAGGTAGGTCTGTGGTTGTCGCCCATCTTGTGAGACTCGAACGAACGAGGGGTCGCCCTGTTGTCCCATGCTCACGGTGAGGGGGTCAAGTCCTGGCTCAACGACGATAGCCGTGTGCCAGCCGGTGCCGGGGCCGTAGACGATGATGTCGCCCGGTTGCACCTGCGAGAGAGGGATACGCTCTCCGTGAGAGAGTAGCGTTCCCGTGTATCCAGTGCCGTTGTAGTTGAGGCCGTTCGGGTCAGGCGCTCCTGCCCATGAGTAGCACGACGTCACCCAACTTGAACAGTCCGAGATGATCGGCAGTTGGTACGGCTTGTGAACCGCCTCCATGCGCTCGGATCCCTCAGAGTAGGTGAAGTGCTTGTGGTTGGCTACTCCCCACCGTGCTGCCTTGACGATTTCATCACGCATTGTCATGAAAGTCCCACCACCGAGATGCTTGAGCCGTAGATTTCCAACGATGCGCCGCTTCTGTTCTTCGCCACGAGGACATAGAACGACGAGGTGTCCGTAGGGGTGCCGGAATAGATGAACTGTGCAGTCATGGACAGTCCGTTGCCGAAGGAGATGCCGGTGACTTGCACTTGGTCTTGGAAGGTGCCGCCTGCTGCAAAACCGTAGCCAATCCACGGGGTCTCGGGGTCGCCGCTTGTGCCTTGGTTGAACAGATTGCAGGTGATGGTGACGAGGTACATGGTGTAGCCGGTCACGCCGGTCACTGAGGCGCACGTTCCTGCTACATGGCCACCAGTCGGGTAAACCGGTGAGACAACCGTAGGCGTCGTGTCGCTAGCGTTGTTCGCCCATGCGTAGGGCTTCTGCTGCAAACCTTGAACCGTGACGGAGTTGATTGCGCCGTTGATGGTGTCGGTGCTGATCGGGTGCGAGTGGTCGGCTGCTGCTGCAAATGAGGAAGTGCCGGGCTGTCCGGTTCCTGCGCCGCCAACCTCAATGTCAGTCGGGGTCGGGTTGGTGCCACGACCACCGAGGTTGCTAATGGACTGAACTGCGGCGTTAGAAGCGGCAGCGTCAGAGGCTGACCAAACAGGAGCGACTACTGCAACGGCATTGTGCGTTGTCGGGAGCGTGTTGTCGTAGCCTCGAACAACATCGTTGAGCACGGTGCCGGTCTGATAGGCCGGAACGAGAACCTTTTCTTCATTGCTCAAACCGTAGTCAATAGCGAGAATGTAAGCGGCGCTGGAACCAAGTGGTTGCCCGGTGGTAACTTCTGCCCACCCACTGAGGCTATTGAGCTGAATGGTCGTATCGCTCGGCCCAATAGTGTTGATCAAACTTGAGGGGATAGCAGCGCCAGGATACCCGTGAGGGGTAACGTCAAGTCCTGTAGTCATTGTTCCATTCTACCTTACGTTGTTGGGGTGGGGGTGTAGGAGTAGCCGCCGATGGTCTTGAGATAGATCACGCAGTCACCGACGAAGCCCTGCTCGTAGTTGTCCTGCAACTTGCTGGGGAGCCAGTCAAGTTCCTGCACGACCACGTTGGCAGAGAGGGGACCTTCGACATAGGGAACGATGGTCTGGTTCTGAAGGAGTTGCTGCAAGTACCAGAAGTTCTCATAGGGGTCGCTGAACTCCACTTGGAAGCCCGAGAGGTTGTTGCGCCCAAAGGTCACGACGGGGGTAATGGCAGTCTCGGTGGTTGCTGCTGGCCATGACTTGAGGGTGTAGCGGTAGAGGATCGGCGTTCTCGTCTGGTCATCGCTTGAGTGCAGCGTGAGCTTGACGTTGATGCGCTCCGAGCGTGCGCCGTTTGGAATGGTGACTTGACTGCCCTGGTAGTTCGGGGGCTGGATGATGATGTCCGAGCCGGAAGGGTCAAACATGTCGAGCACGATGCCGATGCCCTGCGAACTCACGAGGTCGGCGCTCATGTCCATCTGCACCGGAATCTTCGGGTCACTGATGCCGTAGGTGATGGCGCCGGAGTTGATGGTGCCTTCGCTGACGTACTTGGTTGGGTCAATGCTCCACACGCCAGACTGACTGACCGAGAACATGGGGTAGCCGGAGTTGTCAAGCAAGGTGTTTTGACCGTTGTTGATAACGGGGTCAATGTCTAGCCAGTTGACTTGATTGGGACCCGTGTTGTGATCCATAAGGTCTGATGCGTAGGCAAGCGAGAGTGGGTCGCCGCCGATGCTGGTGGTCAGGTCAAGCCTGCCAATACCGTTTGGACCATGCCCTGCGCCGTTTGCCTCAACGCCGCCGTAGGTTCCCCACGAGAAGTAGATGAAGCGCCCAATGCCGACGATGCCGACAACCGGCGTGGACACGGGCTGCAAGAGGTTCGGTGCGAGCGGTCCTGCCTTCAAGTCCCCGGTCTGCGTGGCGCTCGGATCATAGACACTGAGGGTCTGGCACATTCGGATACCAAGATTAGTTCCGAGGAAGATGAAGTTTAGGTATGAGTAAAGCGCAGTCGGGTATTCGCCAATCTCAAGTGGCAAAGTCTGGACTGGGTAGTTGAGCTGGAACGGTTGGTTGACCGAGGTAACTGCCGTTGCGCCGGTCATGGACGAACGGTAGACAGCACCCTGCTCGGGATACTGCAAAGATTGATCAAAGCCACCGACGTAAATCTGCGTGGCTCCGCCTGCTGCACAACTCCACACCCAATAAGGATTCGGATGCACCATAAGAATCTGCTGCGCCTGAGGTTGCGTTGACGTCGGCACCGTGGTCAAAGCCAGCAAGCAGTTGGCAGTTCGCGTGAAGAACGGCGGTATCCCGTCTGTCCATGTAGAGGTGTCGGCGTTAGTGGCTGCTGCGATCAGAGCGTTGTTGCAAATCCTGACCATCGTGTAGGCAGTAATCGTGTAGCCAACCGTGACGTCAAAGGTCAGTTGCTCGGTGGCAGTCACGGCTGCGGTCAAGTTGTGACTGAGGGTAATCGTGGTGCTCGAGGTGTCCACGCTCACGACAGT